CGATCGAGATTTCCCAGAGCTCTTCTCTCCTATCCGGTACATCCGGGTCTTTCTTTGCGTTCTACAAGAAGAGCGCGCTGGCGACTGCCGGTACGATCATCGGCGGGATCAGCACGAACAAGGAGGTCAGCGTCGTCGTCAACGCAGCCGGGGCACCGGTACTTACGCTCAAGCTGTCCGCAGGTAACGATAGCGTCACAACCGCGACAAACGGGTTCGTCGACGACCTCGAGTGGCACTTTCTGGTCATTACGAGCGACGGCGCAACCGCACCTAAGATCTACATCGACGGCGTCCTTTGCAGCTCATCGAACGTGCTGCAGGGCTCCGCGGTTGCCGGGTCGTGGTTCAACTACGTCGGCACCACGTCGTGGGACATCGGCCGGAAGGCTAACACCGGGGTAAACGACGGCACGGTCTACTGGAAGGGCTCGCTCTCCGAGATCGGGCACGTCGCTGCAACGGTCTGGACGCTGGCCGATATCGAGTACATATACGCAGGGAAGAACTACATCTACGGGGAAGACACCTCGAACTTCAACGATCTGATCGTCGAGAAGTACTGGCAGATCGCGTCTAACACGAGCTACGTCGCACCCGGTCTCACCTGTTACGCCAACTTCGACGAGCCGTCTGGCAACGTCAACAACAACGGCTGGCACGGCGACACATCCACGTTCTGGACAGCAAACGGCACAGCGCCAACCCGGCAGGTGGCCGGCTCAGGCATTGATGTACTGAACTACGGCTTGTCGTTTCCAGGGACCGGTAACTCCAGGATCATCGTCGGATCCGCGAGCTACGGCCGATACTTCATCTCGACGCTGGAGACCAAGGGCGCGCTGTTCTTCATCATCAAGTGCAACTCGACGCAGGCCAACAACGGCTTCATTTGCGATATTCACGGCGCCGGAGTGCAGACCGCCTACGACGTTTTCACTCTGTCCCTGACGAGCGCCACCGGGCGTGTGCGTCTGTTCCAGTCGAACTCGCTCAACACGGCATCGCGCGATTACACGTGGACGAACGCGAGCCTTAAAGACGATGACTATCACTTCATCGCGATCGTGCAGCGCGGCGACGGCACAGGCGTGCATTGTTTCATTGACGGCGTTGAGCAGGCTATTTCCGGCGGCGCGCCGACGGTCGTAGGTACTTTGGTTACCGCCGACTCGTGGGCTGAGTTCCTGTCGTTCGGCGGCGGCTCGTCGTCCCTGGCTGCGTTCCACACGCTTGGCAACAACGCACTGAACGCTGTGTACGACCACTTCTCGTCCGTTGGCAACGTAGTCGTCACTGACGCAGACATCACGGCACTTGAGGCCGCACGAGCATTCAGCGTGTCTTTCGGTGCGTCAGCCGGCGCGTCGGGGGGCGGCGGCGGCGGGCAGTCGAAACGGAGAGCCCGGCAGCAGTTCGCGGCATACCAGTTTGCGAGGATGCGCGAGGAGTGGCGCCGGAAGAACGGCATAGTTCGACCGGGAGATCATTGATCCGATTCGTCCAAGTTCGCCCCTGGGGGCGACCAGGCCCAACAAAGTCAGAGCGCGCCTGACTGGTAACCGGGCTGGGGTAGGATGCATGCGTAGCGCTAGCGCTGTAAATGCGGGTTCGAATCCCGCATCGGATCGCCAAATTTGTCGGGTGCAGTGAGTGAGTGCTATCGTGTGCGGGCCGGGCGGGTCCGCCTCCTCCCTCCTCCTCCCAGACCCACCTGGCTTTTGCCGGCCTCCCGGGCAACCCGGTGAGTGCCGGCCCTTTTTGATAGGTTATGACATATCGTAACCAGGCTTCGACACGGAGAAACAGATCAAATGACGACCCAGCAAACTCGCCGACCGCGGTCTCGCCGCACAACCATCAAGTCGCTGGTGCAGATCGCCGACGGCAAGGAAAAACCGTACCCTGTCTACAACTTCAATGGGCGGCGCTTCGTCGAGAAGCCAGGTAGAGCATATGGCGACTGAGAAGAAGAAATCGCCGCTGGTCCGCGACACCAAGGCCGAGGATGTCAAGCCGGGGACGATGACCGTTACGAAGTGGTCGAAGTTCCTGCAGCTCGTTGCCGCCGGCTGCAAGCGCGCCGAGGCAGAGCGCGAGATCAACCTCTCGAGCTACACCGTGCAGGTCTACCTGATCACCATCAGCAAGGCCAAGGACGAGTACGCGGCTGCGCAGCTCGAGTGGGTGCGCCGCGAGATGGATCCGATGATCATCGACGGCATGATGGACAGAATCGCCGAGGGGTGGACCGTCAAGCGCGCCGCGCAAGAGTTTCTGATCACGCCGGCCAAGTTCCACAGCTGGGTCATGCGTGACCCGATCCTGGCCGAGCGATACGACGAAGCGCGTCGAATCCAGTCTGAGACCATGATGGACGACATGATCGAGATCGCTGACAACGGCGAGAACGACACGTACATCGACTCGAAGGGGAACAAGCGCACGGACTACGACGTCGTGCAGCGCTCGCGCCTGCGTTTGGAGCAGCGCCGCTGGCACGGCTCGAAGATGAACCCTGACCGCTTCGGCGACAAGATCAAGGTCGACCAGAAGGTCGAGACCACAGTGAACCACGTGGAACAGTTGGACGCCGCGCGCCGCCGCAAGGAAGACGCGTCGAAGAAGCGGGCCGAACTCAAGCTGGTGAAGTGACGGTGGGCGACATACTGAAATTCGCACCACGGCCGCCGAATGGCGCTGGCGGTACGGAAGGCGACGTCCCCGAGGAAGTCATGCTCAAGATGGCCAGCATCGTCGATCGGTGCGTCAATGACCTCATCCGCAAGTGCGATATGCGTTTGAGCACTCTTCAGGTAAAGTACTACACAGATCCCGTGGAGGGAGATCTACGCTACACCATCGACTTCGACGGCATACGTGCCTCGTCACCCGATGATGTAGCGACAGGCGAAATCAAAAAACTACCGGACAGGGATGGTCCTGATGACGAAGGCGAGGAATAAGGGAATAGCTCAGACTCAGTTCGAGGAAGAGCTGGCTAACGACATTGCTGAGTTCTACGATGACCCGCTCGGATTCGTGTACTACGCGTTCGAGTGGGGTGTCGGCGAGCTGGCTGACTTCGACGGTCCTGACGTATGGCAGGCCGAACAGCTTGAGCGTATTCGCGCAGCTTTCGAAGCGGACCCAGAGACGACCATCCGTGAAGCAGTAGCCTCCGGCCACGGTATTGGCAAGGGTACAGAAACGGCGTGGATCATTCTCTGGGCCATGTCCACTCGCCCTCACCTCAACGGTGTCGTCACCGCGAACACGACTACCCAGCTGAACACGAAGACCTGGAGGGAGTTGGCCCTCTGGCACAAACGATCAATCAACCGACACTGGTTCACGTGGACTGCAACGAAGTTCTTCCACGTCGACCATCCAGAAACGTGGTTCTGCGCGGCTATCCCTAACACTGAACACAATTCAGAAGCGTTCGCGGGTCTGCACGCGCAGCACGTCCTCATCATCTACGACGAGGCATCCGGTATCCCTGACGTCATCTGGGAGGTAACCGAGGGCGCCATGACCACGCCGCGCGCCATGTGGTTCGTCTTCGGCAACCCGACTCGGAACACCGGTAAGTTCCGTGCGCTGTTCTCGGAAGACCAGCGCTGGACAACCCGGCAGATCGACTCCCGCACCTGCAAGATGACCAACAAGGTCGAAATCAAGGAGTGGGAAGACACGTACGGCGAGGACAGCGACTTCATGCGCGTCCGCGTCCGCGGCCAGTTCCCACGCGTCGGTACGATGCAGTTCATCGGTTCTGACCTCGTGGACATGGCCCGCTTCAACGAAATCCCGGACGACGCGTATGTCGGACTGCAGATAGTGATGGCGGTCGACGTCGCGCGCTACGGCGATGACAAAACGGTCATCTCGCTGCGGCAGGGCCGCAAGCTGATCGATCAGCTGAAGTTCCGCGAGCTGAACACCATGGAAGTGGCGGCGACCGTTGCCGGCGTCATAAACGCGCACAAACGCGCAGGAGCGGGCATAGGCGCCGTTTTCGTCGACGAGGTAGGCGTGGGTGCCGGTGTGGTCGATCGCCTGCGTATGCTCGGCTACGACATCATTGGGGTGAACGGCGGGTCGAAGCCGGCGGACGAAAAAACGTATTACAACAAGCGTGCGGAAATGTGGGGCCGCATGCGCGAGTGGATCCGAGACGGGGCAGAGATTACGCGCGATGACCCGGACCTGCGGTCAGCTCTGATCGGGATTCAGTACGGCTTTGACGACAAGGAACGTACGAGGCTCGAGCGCAAGCAGGACATGAAGAAGCGCGGCCTCAGCTCACCGGACGAAGGTGACTCGCTGGCCATGACGTTTGCTGAGGCACTGGGCGACATGCACGTGAAGCAGTTCGAACCACCGGAAGACAATTTCGAACCCGAGGAGGTTGTATGAGCAGAATCATAGTTCCACGCCGCGGCCGGCATCTGGCGGAGGATTTCAACACAATCAGACCGGAGGATTCGTTCGACATGGCGCACGCCAAGCTCGAATCCTGGATCGCGAAAAACCTCGGCACGGAGTTGTGCAAACTCTACCCGTACCGGGAATGGGCTGTCCGGGTCGATTTGAAGGGGGGCATGGCTGTGATACAGTGCCTCGACGTTTCGAAGATCTCGGGCTACCACCTGAAGCTAGACGCCACCATGAATACCCTCATAGGACGCATGAAGGCTATCGGCGGCGAGATTCTGGAACGCGGCAGGATGACGCGGGGGCGGACCAGCGAGGAGAATGTTGAGTCCGAAGAACGCACCTTCAAGGACGAAGTGAAGAAGCTCGACAATGGCTGACGATAAAGAAAACCCGGAGTACCACCGCAACCCAGACGACGTGCCGGTAGGATTGAATCCTCCGCAGTCGCCGGGCCCGATGGCGCCCGACGCGGAAAAACCCTCCACCGGTATCGAGTCTGAAAACTGGTTGATCCAGAAAGCGCGCGACATGTACGCCACGTCGACGGACTACGTCGAAGCGAACATCACGAAGCAGTGGGAAACGAACCTCAACCACTTCAACAACCAGCACTCCTCAGACTCGCGGTTCTCTGCAAGGAACATGAAGCGGTCCAAGGTCTTCCGGCCGAAGACGCGTTCGATGGTTCGAGGCCAGGAAGCTGCGATGGCCGTTGCCGCATTCGGCAGCGAGAACATGCTCATCCTGACGCCTGAGGATCCGGACAACTCAACTCAGCGCATCTCCGCGCAGATCAGCAAATCGATCATGGACTACCGCCTGCGGAAGTCGATGAAGTGGTTCCTGACGGCGCTCGGCGCATACCAGGACACGAAGGTCTACGGTCTCTGCATCTCGCACCAGTACTGGCGATATGACGAAGACACCGACATTGAGCCGGCACTCGACGAGAACGGCGACCACATCAAGAGCGAAGACGGCACACCGATGGGCGTCGAGAAGACGGTTGTACGCTGTGACTGGCCCGTGTGCGACCTGGTCGCGCCGGACCTGTTCCGCTTCGACCCGATGTGCGACTGGCGCGATCCGGCGAACACGTCGCCGTACCTGATTTACATGATGCCGATCTACGCGGGCGATGCGCTCGAGAAGATGGAGCAGATCCACAAGGGAACCGGCAAACCGGTTTGGATGAAGCATGACCTGGCCCAGATCCTCGGCACAGTGCGTCAGGACTTCACCCGCACCCGACAGGCCCGCGAAGGGGACAGACGCGTTGACCCAGCCGAACAACGGCACGGCAACGAGTTCACCACCGTATGGGCCCACCTGAACATTCTGCGCGTCAACGGCGAGGACTACGGCTACTGGACGATGGGCACCGAGCTGCTGCTCACGAAAGCTGCCCCGCTGAGAAAGATGTACCCGCACCTTCGCGCTGGCGAGCGCCCCTTCGTAATTGGGGTTTCATCGTTCGAAGCGCACAAGAACTACCCGGCCGGCGACGTCGAGTTGGCGTCTGGCCTTCAATCGGAATTGAACACGGTCGCGAACCAGCGCCTCGACAACGTCAAGCTGGTGCTGAACAAGCGCTACTACGTGAAGCGTGGCTCGCAGGTGGATCTGGATGCGCTCATGCGCAACGTCCCTGGCGGCGGCGTGATGATGAACGACCCCGAGAAAGACGTGAAAACTGTCGAGACGAACGACGTCACGAAGTCGAGCTACGTGGAGCAGGACCGCCTCGCCGTGGAAATGGACGAGCTGGTCGGCAGCTTCTCGCAGTCGTCAGTGCAGTCGAACCGCACCCTCGGTGAAACTGTTGGCGGCATGTCGATGATGCAGCAGAGTTCTGGATCCATTCAGGACTACGGCATACGCGTGTTCATGGTTACCTGGATGGAGCCCGTGCTGGATCAGATCGTGCGCCTCGTGCAAATGTACGAGACAGACACTGTCGTGCTCGGCGTTGCAGCGAAGAAGTCCGAGCTGTGGACGCGTTTCGGCACGGACAAAGTCACCGACGAATACCTTCGCCAGAGTCTGACGATCAACGTCGACGTTGGCATCGGCAACACGGACCCGGTCCGCCGTGTCGAGCGCCTTGCGTTCGGAGTGAAGAACGTATTGGGCCTGCCGAACATGGCAGCACGCGTGAAGTCCAGCGAAATCGCTAACGAAGTCTTCGGCTCGATCGGCTACAAGTCGGCCGACCGATTCTTCATGAACGATACCGAATACAAGAACGCGACGGACAAGCAGCCGCCGCAGCCTCCGATGGAGATCCAGTTGGAGCAGATGAAGATCGACCAAAAGAAATTCGACACCGAGTCTCGTATGACTCTCGAGCGTGAGCGCATGGCCATGGAAGAGCGCATCCGTACAATGGAGATCAAGGCCGGAGTGTCGACGAAGAGCGGCGAGCTAGACAGCAAAGAACAGATTGCCACCGAGAACCGGCAGTCGACAGAAAAAGTAGCATCGTTGTCGAACGCGATCAAAACACGGGAACTAAACATGAAGACCGTTTCAGGGAGCGGTATCTAACGGAGGAGCAATGGCGGAGGCAAAAGGCCCGTACGTGGGTGTCGAGTTCATATCAGACCAGGAGAGATTGCATTTCGAGGAAGCGCGCCTTGGCGAGACCGTCAGGGAATTCCTCGTGTCACCTGTTGGGCGTTACCTTCACGGTCGCGCCCTCATCCAACTCCAAGAAGCACAGACCGCATTGGTCGACTGCACACCGGAGAACCTAGCCGAACTTCAACGGAGCGCCAAGCAGGCCCAGACATTCATGTTCTGGCTCGCTGACGCGATCTCCAATGGGGAAATGGCATACCAAAACCTGAAGGAGTATCGAGATGAGTGAAGTCACCCACCCCCGCGGCGGTGAATCGGCAACCGAAAAGCCGTTTCCCGCAGGTAGGATCCCGGAAGCAGAAGGCGAAAAGGAAGAAGGCGCAACCGGCGCACCGAACCCGCGCGATGCGATCGTAGCGCGCATGGCCGAACACGCCGACAGCGAGCGAGTCAAGGCTATCGAAGCAGAAGGACTGGTCTCTCGCGAGGACATGGACCCTGATCATTCGGAGCAAGTTCGCAAGGAACAGCGCAGCCCGATCGACGACTATGTAGTGGTCCAAGGCGACAAGTCTTTCATGCGGACAAAGGTCGATGGCAAAGAGGTACTTGTGCCAATGGATCGAGTTCGTGCTACGATACAAAAAAATGAGGCAGCGGAGTCGCGGCTTCAGAAGGCGTCGGATTGGCAGAAAGAGCTGTCGGCGCGTGAACAACAGATCGCTGATAGAGAAAGGCAACTTGCCCAACGCGCTCAGCGAACGGTCCTGCCACCCGCAGTAGCGGACGCGGACGATCCGGACCTCCTAGCGGGGGCCCAAAGCGTGGTCTCGAAGCTGTTTGACGGCAACGAGAAGGACGCTGCCAGAGATTTGGCGAAAATGTTGAGTCGGGCTCGGACACCTGCACAGCAGACTCCGGTTGTCATCGACGAAAACGCAATCGTCCAGAAGGCAGTGGCCGCAGTGAAGCAGAGTGATGCGCAGGACGCGTACCAGAAATCTCTGCTTGAAGGCTACGACAGCTTCAAGAAGGATTATCCGGAGCTGATGGCCGACAAGCTGCTGTTCGCCGCGGTAGATACGGTGACCGAAGATGTTGAGAAGGAACACCCGGAATGGGCCCCGATCGACGTCATGCGGGAAGCAGGGAACCGTGTTCGGGAATGGGCCAACGGCGTGAAGCCGGCAGCCAAGACCCAGAACGAAGACCCGGCAAATGATCGTCTGGAACGCAAACGAAACCTGGTACCGATGCCAGCCGCGCGAGAAGGATCTCCGCCGCGACAAGCCGAAGAAAGGGAGCAAACCCCTGCCGAGGCCTTCGCAGAGATCCGGAAGCAAAGAGGGCAACCGGTCTAAGAACTGCAAAGGAGCACGGACATGCAAGTCTGGCAAACCAACTCTCTCGGGGGCTACATGTGGTCCCCAAACCTCAGCCGGAAGCTGCGCACAGCACTCCAGCCGATGGTTCGATTCCGTCAATTCTGCGATGCGCGCGAAGCATTCGGTCTGGGGAAGGGTGAAAACTTCAACTGGAACGTGTTCAGCGACGTCGTGACGCCTGGCGGATCCCTGAACGAAACCGATGAAATGCCGGCAACCAACTTCACGATCACCCAGAATTCGCTGACGATCACGGAGTACGGCAACAGCGTCCCATTCACGAAGAAACTCGACGATCTGTCCGAGCAACCCGTGACGGAAATCATCCACAAGGTTCTGAAGAACGACGCCCGCAAAGTGCTCGACAGCGCTGCGTACGCCCAGTTCCAACTGACCCTTCTGCGCGTCACCCCGACGGCAGGCAACAGCTTGACGACCCTCGACCTGAACCAAGCAGGCACGGCACCGGGCACGAACAACGTGGAGTTCCGTGCTTCGCACGCCAAGCTGATCGCCGACCTCCTGGCCGAGCGAGATGTTCCGACGTTCGACGGCGTTAACTACATGGCAGTTGCGCGTCCCACGACGCTCCGTACGTTGAAGAACGACCTCGAGAGCATCCACCAGTACACGTCGGAAGGCTGGCACGTCATCATGAACGGCGAAAAAGGCCGCTATGAAGGCATCCGCTTCATCGAACAAACCAACATCGCATCGTTGGCCTGGACGAACGCGAAGTCGGACCAGATCTACTTCTTCGGATCTGACACCGTGGTCGAGGCCTTCGCGATCCCGGAAGAAGTCCGCGGCAAGATCCCGACGGACTTCGGCCGCAGCCGGGGCATCGCCTGGTACGCCGAATTGGGGTACGGTATCGTGCATGACACGGCCGCACAGTCGCGCATCATCAAGTGGGACTCACTCGCCTAATCGGCGGCTGAATTCACAAGCACAAGGAGCAAATAGAAATGCGTGCATACGATCTTCCCCTGGTCGAAACCTTCCGCTTCGCAGCTGCGCTCACAAGCGCGGTTGCCACGGTCGGCCGGTTCACCGGTCCGGCCGGCAAGCAAGGTCGGGTTCTGAACCTGTCCTACGTCGTGACCACGACCCTCACGGGTGGTGGTCTGGCCCCGGTCATTCAGATCAACCAATCCACTGCCCTGACGACTCCCCCGTCGGTAACGATCCCGGCATTGGCTGCTGCAAACGCAGTCGGCGCCGCGACGAAAGCCAACCTGAAAGCGGGCTCTAGCCTGGAGAAAGACTTGGAAGGCCGAGTCAACGTCACGGTGCTCTCGACCACAGGCGCTGCCGACCTCGTCGTAACGGTCGGCTGGTTCGACTAGACCAAAACCCGGCGCCGGCCGAAAGGCCGGCTCCACTGTCCACAAGGAGAAACGAAATGGATTCAGACAAATTGGGCTTCAGCGGCATGGCTGCACAAGAAGCCGAAGGCGCACACAAGTCGACGCTCGGCGGTTCGGTCATGAACGACGGAGACGCGGCTGGCGTCACGAGCGGTCTGGCCTCGCTGGCAGGTTTCGACTCGTACGAGAACGTACAAAAGATCGACGACACCACGGGACGGATCGTTTCGAACCCGCAATCGGAGTCGGCGTCCAAGTACGGCGAGACCTTCGAAATCAAGTAAGGCAAACCGAGATCCCGGGGCACGCGCCCCGGGTATCTTTTCAGGAGCCATATCATGAACACTCTCGTCAGCAACCAAGCTGCGCCGGAATACGGCAAAGAGACGTACACGTCCTCGGATCTCGCGATCCCGGAATGTGATAGCGACAAATTCATTCCCGTCCCCTACATGAAAAACGGTGACCTCGCAGAGGGCATCAGTGGTCGCGCGCCGATCGACAGCACGTACGAGAACTTCTCCGTGCAGTTCATCGAGCACCCCAAAACCATCAAGCGCATTGAACCGATGGGCGAAGAACGGTATCCTCACCGAGCTGAGTAATTTCAACTCGATCCTGAGGAGGACGTATGTCGATTTTCAAGGATGCCCCGGAGTTCGATTCGGAAAAACCATTCAACACTGTCTTCGGTGAAGGCGACGAAAAGTACAGCCAGAACGGCTATTACTACAATGCCCACTTCGAAGCCATCACCAAGCACCCCGAACGCCCCAACCACCTTAGCATCCGCACCTTGCGCGCGAAGCAGGTCAGGGCGGCAGAAGCCGGGCAAGATTCGGCCCTCTCGCTGCCAACGGTTCTGCCGCCGCGGAAAGGAACCAAGGCACCGTTGTTGACGCTGTCTGACGCGCGCAAGGAAAACGTGGCGGCCGAGCAAGCAGAAACGCAAGCAGACTGAGGGAGCGCGTGAGTGACATTTCTCGAGCTGGTTCAACAACTACACGATGACGTGGGGGCAGCGGGCGCGGGCCCGGTGACCGTTGTGGACCAGCGCGGGGAATATCTACGGCTCGTCCAGTGGGTGCAGCAAGCGGACTGGTACATCCAGACCCTCTACACCCACTGGAATTTCCTTCTCGTCAAAGAGGCGCCCCTCA